CAGAAAAAAACAGCCCTTTATCATCTACCTTGAGAGATAAAGTGCCGCTATCGACCCGTGCCAGGATATTGTCAAAATCATGTGCATAAAGCAGTTGTACTTCGGAAAAGTCAACATCTTTAAACGCATCTGGTTGGATATATTCTATAAACGGTAATGGCTTGGAGGGTTCATTAAACATCACCGCATACCCACTGATTTGTCGGCCGCCTGATGAGGTGTCACGTGAGATAGTCAAGTTATGAATTGAAAAGGTACGAATATCATGCGCCGTTTTCGTCTTGATCTTCGGCATTAGTATCACCTCCTTTCGTTGCATTCTTTGCTTGTGCTTGATTTAGCTGGTTAATGTCGTCGTCAGTGACTGTCAGCCCTGGCATAACATCACGAGCAATCATCATCCCCAGGGCTTGGCGCGGTGTTAATACGCCATTCTTAACCATGTTCTGGATGTTATCAATTAGTTGCTGGCCGTCCACATCAATCGTGTCAGCAATGTTGAGCTTAACTGGAGTTCCTAGCTTGTACGACAGCTCCGATTCCAGCGGACGAATGTACATCGTCAAAGCATTCTGGTAAATGGAGCGGATCATCTCAATACTGGATTGTTGATCCCCTTGACCGTTCAGATAGCTATCTGGAATCCCAAATGCCTTTGCAATCTGGGTCTGTGAGAAGTTAGCATTTTGGAGCAGCTTATCGATGTTTGGTGTCACATCAATCGTCGATAACTTAGCCCCCGCATCCATCACTAATAGCTTACCGGAATTGTCCCCGGTATTAGCTTTTTCAAACTGTTCCCGGATCTTTTCCTTAGCTCCTGGTTCCGTCAAAGCGGATGGGGTCTCATAAAGACTCGTGGGGGCAATCGCGTGCTTCAGGCTGGCTAACATCAGCTTGTGGGATTGATCTTGGATTCCCAGTTCTGGAATCAACGATTGTAAGGGACTAATCCCCACGTACTGATTATCGGACATTCCTGGAGCAACCAGTTTGAAGTGCAACATCTGTGCACTCAGATAATCAACATTCTCACGCTCATCGTTATACTGTACGTGATAAATAATGTCCTTCGCGTCATCAGTTAATTCCAGCGTCACGTTATCACTAGGTACTGGTTCTAGCTCATCAACTTGATGAGTCTTTGGATTCTGGTACATAACCACATACGAATTACCGTACAGCAATAATTGCACCATAATCTCCTGCCAACCGGCATAAGGATTCATCAGCTTAAACGGGTCCTTTAGCAGCCCTTCATATTGTGGTGCTGAAAAACTGCAGGCGGCGATGTCTGAGCTAATCCGGTTAATCACCGCAAAGACATCTGAGTTCTTCATGGCCTCTTGGGGGTTCACTGACTGGGTGGTAATAAGTTTGCCATTACCAACTACCATGAAATGACTCGTACCACTATTTAGATATCGATTCCGTTTAATTAGATTGAATGGATTAGGCAGACGCATTACAGATCACCTTGCTTCGCATTGTGGCGATCCAATTCGGCTGAAAACCAGGCCAAAATCGAAAGGGCCACATAAATAATTACTAAACTTAGCGCAACCCCACCAGCAATCTTAGACCACATAAAAAGCGAGTGAATCACCAGGTACAACCCCAGCCCCGCTCCACAAAGACATGCTAAGTCAACAATCACAATACCGAATAATGCTAAGTAATATTTCATCTTTTCGCCTCCTAAAAGGTAAAGTTGCTCCAATAATCTTCCAGTTGTTGCTTGGTCATCCCCGCAAAGGCATCCTTGTTGTCTTTGTCCAGGTTAATATCGTCAAAAGCATATTGGGCCCGGAAAAAGGCATCAATCGTCGCGTCGACAATATCGATCTTCGCAGTACGCAGGTTCTTATCGACCTTGACCCCGTTATTATCCTGCAACAGGATGGCATTCTTGAAAGAATACTGGATCAACGGATCATCAAGCCATTTCATCTGTTCCGAACCGATTGCGCGGCGAAATTCAACCGTTGGCTGGTTCAAGGTCAACGTCCCTTGTCGAACCGGGATCGTTAGCCAGTCAGTCTTTTGATCAATCCACAAGTTTACCCGTTCTTCTGAGTGCCAAGCGTCGAAACAAAAGGCTTGCACTTTCAAGTGGCGCTTAGCCACAAAGGCTAGAATCCACTTAAAGACCACCTCATCATCGATATATCCGAAACGGTCTTTGGTAATGTCAGCAAAGCCTAAATCAGCTGCTTGCCGGTAGTTCACTCCGTCCATCTTCTCTTTAACGGTCACAGAGTTCTGCGCATGAGCTAGTGGCACCCACGTATGCTGCATAACAAACCAACGGTGCTCATCCCCGTCGAGATACGGAAAGATGAAGGCAACGGCCGTATCATCGGCAAATTGCGATTTATCAAAGCCAATAAAGCAATCACGCCCATCGATATCAATTGGTGGGCGTTTAACCACTGCGTTATTGATATCATCCAGGCGTAAGTAGGTATTCTGCTTAGTAGCCAGCCACATATTGAGGTTCTTGTTTTGAAACTCAGCCAATGAACCAGAGTTCATCTTCGTGTCACGCTCAGACAACATCGACTTGATCATCAAATCGTGCTTCTTGTCACTTAACGTCAATAATGGGTTGGACTTCTCCCAAGTATCCGGTTGTTCCGTTTCCTTCACATCATCCTGTTCCCAGACCATGCAAGCATAGGTATCAAGATCACGATTGTTGTCTTGACGCATGGCCCGTTCCATCATCCGCTCATCCTGGTAGAAATAAGAATTACTATCAGGATAAGCAGTAGAAATCTGAAATAGCTGGTGGTTGGGGGTCTGAATCATCCCCGAAGTGACCTTGCCAACATTTTCTCTGATCTTACCAATAGCAGCCGTTGAACCATGCGCCCCATTAGATCCGGATTCATCTAAGATCGCTGACACAAAGTGCCGACTATCGAAGTGGCCGGATTCATGAGACAGTCGGAGGATGACGTTTTGCGACTTTCTGGCAATCACGTTGTCGTTCAGGACTGCCACCGCATCCTGTTTGAACAGCTGCTTGAATCCTGGTTGCTCAGACAAGTAATTAAAGGTGGTCTTAACATAGGCAAACCCTTTTTTGGCTTGCTGAGTAACCGGAGCAATGTAGGCCAAGTCCTGGTTAGTTTTGCCAGCCGATTCAATAATGTAGGCAAAGGCCAAAATAATGTTGGACAGATAAGTCTTTCCGTTGGTTCGTGCCACACTGACAATCACCCGGTCAAACCGCTTGTTGCCATCCTTGTCACGCCATCCCTGCATCGTGCAGAGAATTTTCTGTTGCCACAACATAAGCGGCAATGGATTACCCGTTGAGACATCAGGGACAAGGCGCGCAAAGTTCAAAATTACCCGGCACTTGTCCAGATCGTAATGATAAGGGAAGTCTGGATCAGTCTCTGACCGCACCAAGTCCTGCAAATGGCGAAAACTGTCCAGCTTCATCATATTAGATGAAAGAAAGTCGCCCTCTAAACACTTAATGGCGTACACGGTGGCTGGATCGTTATAAGTATGAAAGATGTGGTCATAGCTGCCAGCGCTTTTCTCATGTCGGTAAGCCTTCACCACGTCAACAGCAAGGTCGCTGGAGTCTGTAAAGTCGTACTCTGCCATTACTTATCCCCCCTTACCGTTTAACATTGCCGCAATCTGGGCCATTGGATCTCCTTCATCATCTGGTTTTGTCATATTTAGCAACGAAGCCCGTGATTCAGGAGTTAATCCCAATTCAGCAGACAATTGCTTAATCTTTTGTGTTGAATCCGACAACGTATTAACTGCCGGATTCTTTCTAAAACCAACAAATTCTTTTTCGCCCATTTCACCAGTTGGTGATACAGGGGTTTGATAGATGGCAGATTGGATCCCGTTTTCTTGAATGTCGGCATAAGCCATTCGTGCAAGCTCCATTTGAACGGCTAACGCTTCCACAACGGAGTGATCGGCTTGCTTGACGACCTGTGTATCTTGCAACAGAAGCCACAATTGACGATATAGCCGAGCACCAGTCTTGCTGAGATAACGTGGCGGTGTCTTTTGCAGGTCATCCCAACCGTCAGTTACCTTTTTAAGCTGTTTAGTCCGGTCGCGTTGATACTTTTTAGCGTTCTTGCTATCGGTTATCTTATTTTTACGTCCCATCTTGTCACCCCCCTTAACGCAAAATGGCCGA